GGAGAAAACTTACTGGCAATATTTGCAGTTCCTTGAACAGCTTTAATGCCTGTGTTCATAACGCCTGACTGAGCACTACCAAGTAAGAAGCTGTCAGTTAATCTGTCTGCAACTTCTTCAGATGTGTATTGGCCACCAACTAATGCAGTCCCACCCATGTTAAGGGCTTCCTGTGCAGTTTCAGTAACGCCTTCAGCACCTATTCTTTTAGCAAACTCAACTGCAGCTTTTTTCTTACCCTGCTTCATTAGTTCGCCAATGACTTCTTCGGTTGTCATCTTAGCTAGGTCTGGTTTTGGTATTGCACGTCCTGCACCTATGCGGTCTAGAATACCTGCAATGACACCTACACCAGTAGCTACCCTTGCATCAAAGTCACCAGTCTTTTCTTGCTGCTCTAGGACACTGTCACCTGTGTTAAGGGCAATACTATTACCTAAAGTGAGTGTACCTAACGCACCAACTGCCCATACAGGGGCTCCAAGATAAGCTGCTGCAGCTGTACCTGCTGCACCGACTAGAGAAGCACCCCCAGAAACAGCATTTTCTTGTACACCCTCAGCTGCCCATTTAAAAACACCAGGTAAACCTTCTTTAGCATATGAGTCTCTAGCTGTGCTGTATTGGCTTTGGTAACCGCCTTTTTCTATGTCTTTGTCTTGTTTGTCAGAGACCTGTTTACCATACTTCTCTACACTTGGGCTGCCTACTATGCGTCCAACATCTTGTACAGCACCACCATACATTTTCTGTGCCTGGTCAATCGAGTACTCAAAAGCACTATCTCTGTCTTCAGGTGCAACTTGTGTTTGGTTTGACAAATGGTCCCTATATAACTGAGCTACTCGTGCAGCCTTATCTGTATTACCTGCTTGCTTATGGCGTTGATAAGCTGCCTTGTATTCTTCAGGTGTTCTTTGCTGCATAAGAGTAGCCCTAGTTATTATTCAAACAATGCATCGTCTTCTTCTTGGGTATATGTCCGCTGTGGTGGCTGACTAGATTGTGAGCTTTGGTTATTACTTTGTGCTGTGTAAGTATTATCAAAGCCCACATCAGCACCCTGGCTAACTTTAATGTTGTTAGCTAATCGGTATCTTATTTGTTTTAGGTTTGCTTGACGTGCTTTGATCCAAGCTCTCCAGGTATCTGGGCTATCTTTGAGACTAGGAACACCAGACTGGAACAATGCCATTTCTCTATCAGAGATAGCACCTTTAGTCTGGGCAGTATTGAGCAATGTGTTGTCTACGATTGTTTGACGTAGCTCATAACGGAAGGCTTCTCTTTCTGGATCACCCAACGGGGTGTACTTGTCAATCATGGATCCTACTGTCCCATCCCAAAGTCCAGTGGGATCAACAAATGTATCATCAAACTTATCAAACTTCTGTAGAATGTCTGAGTAGCTTTGATCTTGTGCATCGTACTGATTCAGTAGATCCATGTTTTCTTGCATTTTCTCTGCCTGGGCTGACCTGTAGGCATCTTTTCTAGTCATATCTGACTGATTTATTTCGTTGTAAGCATTTCCTGCTGCAGCCATAGCAGCGTTACCACCAAGATGACTATTGCCTTGCATGGCAGCACCTGCTGCAATCAGTTTCTGGCTTAATGGAGTCTCACCACGTGCTTCCTGGGCAGACATATAACGCATTAGCTTGTCACCGAAACCTAGCTTTTTCTGAGGATCTTCCTGAACAACTGGTGGAAGATCATTAGTGTGTACACTTCTGTCTTCAATAGGGGCAGGCATGTTACCAGTAGGCGTAGGATAGAACGGTTGGTTCAACACTGGATCTGGCTGCTGTTGTTGACCTTGCTGCATAAGTACTGCAGGTGCGTTACCAATATGCGGAGCTAAGGCAGACGTATCGATATCCTGGGTGTTTGGGTTTTGCTGCTGACCCATCAATACAGGCAATGTTGAATTAACGTAATGCGTTCTTCTGTAGGGATTAGCCATTGTCATTTGAGTTTTGAATGATGGCTTTATTTTTTCACCAGTCTCTGTTTTGTCACGTCTCTTACCTGGGTCATACATTTGCTGAGGAACCATTGGAGAATAAGGGTTATACATATACATAGTCAGCTCCTAGCCCATTGCCTTGACTTCTTTAAAGGTTTTGACCAAATCAAGACCTGTTCCGGCACCTTGCATAGCACCCCCAAACGTAGCAGCACCTGTATTATGGTAGTTGGGAGCAACATCCTTATTGTCATAGACAGCGTTATTAAGAACACCGCCTTGGAACTTAATCTGTTGATCAAGACCAAAGTCTCTTTCTCTTTCAAAAGCAGCTTTAGCATCATCAAGAGCCAACTGGTAATAATTTCTCAAGTTACCGCCTGCACCAGTCATAAAGTCACCCATAGAACCCATAGCATTAATACCATCGGTATAGGCACCTTTAAGACCATAGTTGGCTTTCATAGCATCCTGGAACTGCTGCTCTTGTTGGTCGATGCGTCTGCCCATCAAACGGTCTTGGATAGTAGCAGTCATATCTGCTTGTCTATCGTTAAATCCACGTTGAGCTACTGCATCAGCAATACCTGCCCTAGATGAGTTCATGTTTCCACTAGCAGATGCTGACTGATTAATACCAGGCATAGTCTGTTCGGTAAGTGTTCTGTAGTCATCACGCATGGCAGCATTGACCAGGCCTTGAGAGTTATTTATTGCGTAGTTCTGAGCGTCAGCCATTCGGTCCTGTTGAGACATTCCATAAAGGTCGGCATAGTTGTTGGCAAAATTAGCACCCTGGTTAGTTACACCAAATGCCTGGCCTGCTCCTGCCATACCCATGTTACCTATATAGTTATTACCTGCTAACTCATAAGGGTTCATTGCAGCCAAAGTGTTACCACTGTAAGCACCTGTATTTTGTACTCTGTCTAGGTAGTCTTCTGCACTATTATATGAACGCTCGATGTATGGTTTTGAAAACCTAAACGCTTCCATAGAGGCTTCAGTTGCTCTGTCTTGAGCTGCGGATGCTCTTTTTGATGCACTATTAGCTGCCGCTCCTCCTATAACTGCACTGCCTATAACAGCTGCTGCTAAAAATCCCATAGTATTACTCCAAAAGTTTATAATTTGGCTCTTCTAAGCCTAAAGACGTGTATGAAGGGGCAATAACCTCTTCTTCTAGTTTGTCTATATCTTCGTCTTCTATTGCTGTGATGTGCACGTTGAGTAAGACTGAGTCTTCTAACGCATGAAATGCTCTCTTTGATCCGGCAGGTGCTGCCCAGGTATGAGGAGCTGAAACTACCTTTTTGCCATCTTCTGAAACAATGGCCATTTTGCCTTTTATTAAAGACACGATGTGGTGGTGCCTGTGTAATTTACCAGTAAAAGTTAATCCGGCAGGTACTGATAGCTGCCTGGCGTACAGGCAAGCGTCAAAATCTTCTATTTTAGGTGTAAAAAAATGCTCTAGCTCTGTTTGATCAACAGCATCTTCTGCTTCGCCCTGGGCTATCAAGGACTCAATAGCTTGCTCAAGGTAACTAACGCTTGCTCTTAACTTTAGATCTGCCATAGGGAGTGTCTCCTTATGACAGTAGTTATAATGTAGCGATAATAAATGCTAGTAGTTCAGAGTAACGTACACCTAGCTGTGTAATTTCTACAGCATCTTCAGGAGCGTCCTCTTGAAAATTATAAGTTTTACCTTCATGCTCCCACCAAGTGTCGGAACAAAACATAGCGTATTTAGAAGCATCTAAGCCTTCTGCACTAAAAGCATCTTGTAAGTCTTGTGCAATGATTCCAAAATGTATTCGAGCATCTTCACCTTTCTCTTCAACAGAATCATTAAACTTAAATTTACGCATTAACCCTTTTGCAGCTGTAGCTACTCTTGCCTCAGCATCAGATATAACTTCTATTTGTTGCTTTGTAGTTCTGTCTGAGGTGTTAATACTAGATGTTGACGCATATACAGTGTTCCACTTAGCATTACTAGTCCCTAAGTACATCTTACCCTGATGGTTCCCACCAGAGGTTGTTAGAGGTTGAAAATATGAATGCCCTGTGCCTGTGCCGCTAAAAATACCAAACACGCCTACAGCTATATCTCCTTGAGACATATATGTATATCTAGAGTCTGCATATCCCCTTTGTGTTGTACCTATACCACCGTGGTCGTACATAGTTCCAGAATAATTAGATTTTTCTACTTTATAAAGTATTGAAGCACCAGAGTAAGCAGTGCTTCCTGAAACAAATGGAGGAGTTGTGGCATTCTCAAGCTCTATAGAAGTGGATGTTAGTATTTTATTTCCACTTATGCTTCCTGCTAATTGAGAGTTTGACACAGCACCACTTGCTATCTTCGTATTAGTAACTGCACCATTAGCTAGTTCAGATGTTCCTACCGATCCTGCAGCTATACTAGTAAGGTAAGAGTCTGCAAGTTTTGCTGTAGTTACTTGTCCATCCGCAATAGCGGCTGTGTAAATACTGTTATTAGCCATATTACCTCTATCAATAGTATTAGTACCAATCTTAGCTCCTGTAACAGCTTGGTTGACTATCTTGGCTGTAGTTACAATATTATCTTGCATTTGACCAGTAGATATTGTGTTGTTAGCTATTTTAGTGTTAGTTACTGCACCATATCCTAACTTTGCACTTGTTATAGATAAATCAACAATACTAGTTAAGTATCCTGCACTACCGTGGTCACCCCATCCATAGGCTGTATCCCAGTTAGTGATCTTAGTAGCGGTTACGCCAGAAGCTGCGTGAGCAGTAAATACTGGATCAGACTCAGTAAAAGACGTTAAATAACCTGCACTACCGTGGTTACCCCATCCATAAGCTGTATCCCAGGCATTACTATTATCTGTAACACTTGTGTACGTACCATTACCAGTACGTTTCATGAGTCCATTGGTAGTAAAATCTGTATCCTGGATGGCATCAGTTGGACCACCGCCACCGCCACCACCGCTGCCCTGGACGGCTTCCCAGGCAGAACCATTGTATACAACCAGTCCTTGAGTACCATTGTTTAATGGGTTCCAGGGAGACACTGCGTAGCGCATCATGCCTTTCCTGGGTCTCTCTGGCTGTACATCAGCTACTTGGAGGTTAGCATCAGCCGATTCCTGGAGGTTAACCTCGATGCTCTGAAACTCGTCAGATAGGTACTGTCTAAGGGGGGATGGTATCTCTGGCACTGAAGGAACATTTTGTTTAACGTAACGTCCTAGTACTATAGAGGTCAGTTTGTTAATGGACATTACCTTCTCCCGGTGACGTGCACCTCTGCATCAAAGGCTGTAAATGAAAAATCTTTGTAGTCGCTAACAGTCATCTTGTAAGACAAATACCTACCTGATGCTCTGCTGTCTAGGCGATACTTTGTTGCTGCATCAAATGTAATAGTAGTTTCGTAGGTCGGTGGGTTTGACATAAAGTCAGATGCACCAAAGGCAAAACTAAAGTTTTTGTTAGCGTTGGGGGTGCTTAACTGTGGCAGCATGCCTGTGATCACTTTGTAACCAGAGATAGGGCCTAGTTGGTCAAGGTCTATACCTACACGCTCACTGTATGCTTCTTTGTTAGCCTCTGGGTCTAACGGAAAAGATAGGGTACCCAGCTCTACATCCTCGAGACCATATAGCTTGGACGCTGATATACCATCAGTAGTGTTCTGTAGGCCTACAAATAAAGAATGTTGATCAA